CTGAGCCAGCGGCGGCCACGATGCCCTTGGGCTTGTTCGTGCCGTTGCCGGTGGTGAGGTCTGCGTTGACCGCGTAGCCGATGGCGTTGCCGGTCTGGGTGGCGAGGAAGGCGAGGATGTCCACGCCCGCGTCCTCGATGAGTTCACGCGACAGTTGCACCAGGAACGAATACTTGTACGCGCTCAAGGTGATGAAGCTGTTGAAGCCGGGGTCCGACTCGCCGATCGCGGTGCCTTCACCAGTGACCGTGCCGGTCGACCAGGAAGCCTGCGATGGGATTTGGAGGTTCTCGCCACCAGCGGTGCGCAACACCGTCGAGGTGTCGAGCATCGGGCCGACGAGACGAGCCTGCAAGATCACCTGGTCGTAGAACGACGTCGGCACCGGTGCACCCGTCGAAGTCTTCACGACATCGCGAGTCTCGAAGGTGAACGAACGGGTCTCGCCGCGAGCCATCGAACGAATGACGTCGACGTCGCTAGCGACAGCCTTCTGGGTCGGACGAACCTGACCAGCGATCTCGCGGGTGGCCGCTTCGATCTTGGCCTCGCGCTCGGCATCAGCCTTCAAGGCTTCGATGCGAGCAGCACGGTCGTTGAGTTCGGCGTTCATCTTCTGGTATGACGCCTCTTCTTCTGCGGTGAGGTCACGCTTCTCAGCGGCCGCATTGTCGAGAAGAGCCTTCGCTGCTTCCCAAGCGCGCTGACGTGCCTCGACCTGTTGGTCGATGTATTGCTTCATGGGTTTTCCCTCCGGGGAAAGTGATTGTTTGGTCGCAAGGATTTTTTATTCCACCTGGCGAGGCTCCTCAACCAGCACCTTCCTGCGGCTCCGCAGTGAAGACTCTGAGACGAAGTCTAGGCGAACTTGGATTGCAGTTCAAGTTGCTTCGCAAGCAGCGAAGCAGGAACCTGCTCGGGCTTCTTGCGCAGCTTGCCGACGACATCCAGCAGAAGGCTGGCCTGCTCGTCGTTCAACTCCGACCCCGCCTCAAGCACGGTGATCGCGTCGGCCAACTTGTCGACGTCCGCGGCGGTCCGCTCAGCCAACATGTCCAGGCTTCGCACCGATGCGCTCGTTGCCTGATAGGCGGGGAACCCGGTCACGACCGACACTTCATAGAGGCGCACTTCTTTGAGTTCGCGCACCGAACCGTCCTCCGACCACGAGTCACCCTTCGGTGGAACCGAGAAACCAAACGACATCGAATCCACGTCGCCGCGTTGAATCAGCGTCGACAGGTCACGACCGATTGTGGTGTCCGGCAGGTCCGCTTCGACCTTCAATCCGCGTTGGTCTTCTTCGAGACGCAATGTCTTGGCGCGACTCGTCGCCAGCAGCATCGAAGAATCATGGTTGAGATACATGCGAATGTTGTTGCGCGACTTCAACGATTTGCGGAACGCACCAGGCATGATGCGCTCAATGAACGGCAGCGGCTCCGAATCCGAGTTGAACACTGCGGCGTATCCGCTGAACGACATGCCGTCACCGGCTGGACCTTGACGAACCTCGAAGTCGTTGACGGTGAGACGCCGGGTTTCAATCTTCTCGGTCATGGCAGACAATGCTAGTCCTAAGCGGAGATTACTTGTCCACGAACAGCTTTGACAAGCGGGCCAACGTCAACAGGTAGCCGAGGCGACCTTCTTCCTCGCGGACACGCTCAGCCTGACGCTCAAACCACTGCATCGCAGGCGACGGATCGAGCGGGTTGATTCCCCACAGATAGAACGCGACCGCACCGTTGCCGGGGAATCCGTCGTTGTCGGCGTCGCTGTTCTGCGGCGCTTCGAGGTCTACCAGGTGTCTTGCTCCCCAAGCGTTTGCACGAATGACTTTGTCCTCGCTGATTCTTCCCGCAGCCATCTCGCGGGCCTCACGAATAGTTCTCGCCACAAGACCGTCACCACCGAGACCCTGCCCGTAATAGTCGAGACCTTTGCGGGCCGCTTCACGGATGTAGACCGGAACGTCGAACGAGAGCTGCCGGTCGTAGGTGTTGTTGTACGGCTGGTATTGCGGGTCTTCATCGTTGACGTCTCCCGTCTGAACGGTTTGTCCTGGGTTCTCGTTCGGCGAACCTTCCACTTCATGCCAAGCGTTGCAGTAGTACGCGGGTGAGACTTCGGCATCCCAACGCTTGCACCAGAAGTTCTTGAAGAATCCGCAGTTGCCGCAGTTGTGGTTCGCAGGCACGTCTGGGTTCGACGCTGGCCGATAGTTCTCTGGCAGCTCGCGGTCTTCGATGGACTTTGATTCCGAGTAGCGCGGATGATCCGGGTGAAGCAGGTCGTTGTCACCGACGTATGAAGGGTTCTCTGGTCGACCGGTGCGTGCAAGGAACAGGAACGCATTGACACGGGCCATCGCCCACGCGCCACGCGAAACACCTGGGCGATGCGACGTCGAATACGCACCGGCACCGCGACGGTAGACGGAACGCAACGCGCCGACACGCACCCGAGTCCACTCGGGTCGGTCACGGTCCGACATGTCCTGATTGTGTTCTTCGGCTTTGTTGCTCAATGCGGTTTCGGTAGAGGCATCAAGTTCGATGTCGCCACCTTTGCCAGCAGCCGAACCGGGCTCGTTCTCTTCCGACCCGGTGATCTGGTCCTTTGTCGGGGCTGGTGCATCGGCCCGAGAGTCGACGTCGTCTTCGTCTGGTTCGTCTTCGCCGTCGTAATAGTCGTTGCGTTCGCCACCCGGTTCCATGTCCTCGGCGATGGACACTGCGACCATCTGGTCGATGGCCGCCTGCTTGGACGTGTGGCAGCCGATGACTTCTCCGTCTTCCTTCTCGACCGCCCAGCCTGAGCAGTCGGGGTTGGAGTCAGAGATGAAGTACGGCATCAGCCATTCGGCCGCGGTTGAAGGACCGTGATGACATGACCAGCCTTCGTCGACACCGCATAGAGCTGGTCGCCTGCCGGAATGGTGACTTGCATGATGATGCCTTTGTCGAGCGCGAATCCGGTTGATGTCGTCACCGCAGCACCACCGATGTAGATGCGGTCGGTGTTGTCGATGTTGTGAAGACTGACGGTGCTCTCCATCGGATACGAAACACCGAGCGAAGTTGCGACCGTGCCGACTGAAACCTGACTGTTGTAGATCGTCATGATTACCTCAGAGCATCAACAATACTTGCAAGTCGTCATCCTCGCCCGAGAACGTGACGGCACCAGAAGCGGTGGCCGAAACCGACGCCACGATCGGCGTGCAGTATGCGAGCACCGTCTTGGTTGGCACAACGACGATTTCAGGTACGAGCTCGACGACGGGCTCGACCTTCTTCGGTTTCGGTTTGCGTTGCGGATACGGCCGACCACCAACCTCGGCCTGCGGCTGCGGTGTCGGTGGTATGACCGTCCCGGTAGCGGTGGCATCGAGTCCGCCAAGCGGGGCATCACCGACCGCGTCGGCGGAAATGATTCCGTCGGCAGCAGCCACCAAACCGCCCAGAAGGCCCGTGGCTGAGGCGACCACGATGATGACACCAGTCGCCGCAGATGTCGCTTCTCCGAGGCTCGCAGACGCCTCTGCGGCCACGCTGACGACAGCATCGCCACTTGCGGTCAACCCACCCAGGTCGGCGGTCGCGTCGGCATTGACGGTGATGACGATTTCGGAGACTTCTGCGAGCAGCTCTCCGAGTGGTGCGTCGGCGGTTGCGGTGATGACCGGGGTGACCGTGCCGGTCGCCGACGCCGACACGGCACCGAGAGCGGCGGCAGCCGTTGCCGTGGTTGTGAAGTTGACGCCGTCGAGTTTGCCGTCGCCGTCGAGGGCGGAGGTGTCGAGGACGAACGCTGGTGACGGGCCGTCGAGTCCGACGTTCGCGTCGTCGAGTTGCGAGGTGTCGAGGATGAACCGTGTCGTCACGGTTGCCTACTCAGGAGGCGACGGTCAGCGAGACTGTGAGCGCACCCGACGAGATCGTGAACGTGTCGCCTGCGGTGTAGGCGTTCGCGGTGATGGTTCCCGAGAAGAGGAAGTTTCCTGCGGACACGTTGTCCCATGCGGTGAAGTGTGTTGCGTCTTGCGAACCGGCGATGTTCGTCCAGGTGATTGCGGCATCAGATGCGATCGAGCCCGACGAGGCGGCTGCGAACGACGCCGCTTTGCGTGTCGTTTCCGTTGCCGCGTTCGATGTGCCGTTGGCTCCAGGGTCACCGACATGCAGTTTTACATACACGGTCGCAACCGAGAAAGATGTTGCGTTGCCGACCGCGTCAAGCCATGCGTTCGCAAGATACGAAGAAACACCCGTTGCCATCAGCCTTCAACCCTTTCGATGATTTCGTTGATGCGACCGTCTTCGCCACGCACCACGCTGCGAATGACCGTGCGTTGCTCGGGCACGTTGACGTTGACGACGGTTTCGGGCACGTTGACGACAGGTGCGTCGACGTGCACGTGCGGGGCTGGGACGTGGATGATTTGTTCGGGCATGTTGAGGTTGAGTTCGCGCTTCGAGTTGACTTCGTAGGCGGCCGCCGGGTCGACAGGGTTGACGCTCGCCAACGGCTGTAGTTGTGTCGATGGCAGACCTGTGTGTTCGATGCTCGGCATGTCGAGAGCTGCAAGCACGCCAGCCGGGTCGAACCCAGCCAGCACGAGACGCTGTGCAATCAGCGACTTGCGGTCGAGATCGGCGAGGTTTGCTGCGGTGATGTCGATGTTGGCGAG